AACCGTATTCATGTGCATAATACGGGAGCTTTGTTACCTGTCCCAGCAATGGCTCTATTGATATAAATTGATTCGCTCTTTCGGTTATTTCAGTGCTCCAAGGATCTCCACAGCAAAGCGGTGTGTCTTCGTCACTTGTATGTGTTCTCCCAATCCACCAATTCTTTTCAAACCGAAACTCGCTTGCCCTCATGTAATTTTTGGTCAAGAACAGGTAATTATGCTGTGGAGCTTCCCGACAAGCATTAAATACTGATTCAATCCATTTCGCCGGTACCCAATCACCAAACAGATCCGCCATTGAACATACAAATATGTTTCTACCTTTTTTGTTCTTGTACTCATTAAGCCTCTATCTGTGGAGTGTGGGATGAAAATCATAAGGGTAAGGCAAACTCCTTCCTGTTTCGCTGTCTTCCCATGGATGGATTACTACAGCAGTCTTTTCGTCAGGCGTAACGTGACATCCAAATCTTTTCGCTATACTCCTGGCATAACAGTATTCACATGTATGTAGGCACCCTGTCACCGGATTCCATGTGCTATCACACCAATCTATTTTCGTTCTGTCCATTATTCCCCTTTCCGGAAGTCAAAACGGAATCTCTCCCGGTTCAACGGTAACAAATCCGTCATTGTTCTTATTCCATCCGTAAATCTTATTTTCTGACCTGGAATTTTTCAGCCGCTTAGTCTCAATTTCATAGTATAACGGCACAAAATAATCCATAGTTCCGTTGTCTCTATCCTTTGCAATTTCTATAACATTAGTGGATTGATAGATTGGATTATCATCTTTCCAGCTAAATGTTTGTTTACTTAGACGCTTAAAATCATTATTAACACGATGTACGATAAAAGCGTTATCCACTGCATTACCTAAATCCGCAGTTCCCGAAATATCATCCAAACGCAGGAATCCCATGGCTTTTCTCGGGTGAGCTATGAATAGCACATGAACATTGTTCTTCTTCGCTATCCGCTGCATATCCAGAATAAAGGCCGTCTGCGCTTCAAATTTGTTATCCGACAGGCAAAGGATATTGAAAGCCATCAGGTTATCCAAAATCAGCAAGTCCAGTTTCTTTTCCTCAATAGCTATTTCAAACTGTTCTGCCACTGCCCGATAGTCATTACCATAATCGTTGTTGTACAAAAAGAAATGTTGTCCTAACCATTCTGCAATTTGCTCCTTATACTTCCTGGAAACATTGTAATACCCTTCAAATTGTGTGGGTTCCGTATATCCTCTTCCAGCCGCCTGCAGATCCATCCACCTCATAAAGTTCTTTGGTGCCAACTCCCCGGAGAATACCGCCACATTATTTCCAGTCTCCACTGCGTCTAAAACCATTTCAGATATGACACTGGATTTACCAGAAGCTCTTAAACCGGACATAACAGTTACATAACCTTTTTTTAATCCTCTTAATTTCTTGTCAATATCGGTAATACCACTTTTTACGAATCTTTCTTCTGGTACCTGCAAGTCCAAGATATTCCTCGCTGTGAAAAATACTGGATTTCCCTGAACTGGAACTATGCTCTGTACCGGTCTTTGCTGCATCGGCTGTCTGGAATAAATCTTTCGTTCATACTCTTGCTGCCGCCGTTCATAAGCATCTGGTTCAAACAGCTTTCTTACGTCCTGCCATGTTTTATCCGAACACGAATTATGAAAGCAATGGAATCCAATCGCTCCATTTCTTGCCCGAAATATACATGCATCTTTGCCTTTGTGACTGCTGTCAAACGGGCATTCGTCCAGTATATACTTTGTCCCTTCACTGTAACTAGCAGTCTGGTAACGGATACCATACCGTTGTAACCATTCCTCAAGATTAAAATCTCTTGGATTGTAGTTGTTGTATTTATGCGGTTTATCCTCAACCGGCAGCATTGCAACCAATTTCTCCAGGTATACCTTATCCGTAGTATTTCCACTTCCACCCGCGAGAATTTTACTCATTCTGTGCGGATTTTCCGGCGTATCGCTGCCTTTCATTGCCATGGTTCCATATAATTTGCATATCCTTGAAGGATTAAAATTTGTCGTATCAACTTTTATGACTTCGTCACTAAAAAACATGTCCAAGGTCTGAAGAGATTTCTTAACCAGTTCCTTGTTTTCATCATTGTGCGCCAGTTGGATACCATACAACAAATGAATTCCATTGCCACTTAATGCTGTAACAGGATCGCTGAACCCTATGTTCCGCATAAATTTAAAGATTTCATTTCCCCGCTCTTTTGCTTTAGCTAGTTGCTCATCCGAACTGGATATGCCAGCTGGCCGCTGTGGGTCAACATCAACAAATAACCATTCATAACCCGCCACATCATTATCGCTTGTAGTATTTTTCGCATTTGACACAAATTTCTCCCGTTGCTCTCGGGAATAGCATTCGTCTTTGGCATAATTCAACGTGAAATATATATTGCTGTTTGACAAATTGAGCCATCTAAGTTGTTCCAACATGACATCAGCCGACTTAAAGTAGCCACTATGAACCTTACGCCCATTGGCTTCTAAGCATCGAACCTCAAACAATTCACCGTTAGGTTTTATCAGGTTAATAGTCTTGCGTATTTCATCAGGGTCAAATAATCTCTTGCCTACCGCCATTTCATTGACTCCCTTACCGCCCAGCCGCAGCCAGAATCCGGAGAACCATTGCCAAGAGCTGATCCGTCTGTGTATATGATTATTTTGTTAGATTCATCACTGATTACTGCCATTGCCTACCTCCACTTGGCTGTGGACACTCTTCTTGACAGCTATTGCTGTAATAGCCATCAAGAACTTTTGGAAAGTTGTTTGGCCTTACAAACCAATCAAAAGTAATAGTCCATCCTCTTTTATTTTGACCAAGCAGGAATGGACTATCCCTGATATTTCCAATTGCTTTTAATACCTCGTCAATGCCATAGTCTCTGATTCGAATCTTGAGCCAATTATATCTTTGGGTATCTTGAACAATACGAGATACATGTTTCACGCCAATTAAAGAATTCCACGCATCTACAGCGCGTTGCACGTCAGTGCTACGAACAGTATCGTTAGATACTGTAGTATCATCTGGTTTATTATCTGGTTTACTATCTGGTTTATTATCTGGTTTATTATCTGGTATAGGTCGGACATTATCGCCCTTTCCATTGGGCTTTTTTGTCTCTTCCATTGGACATTTTTGCACAATGGATAATCCCTTTTGGGACAATGCATACCACAAAGTACGATCATAGGCATTTTCATTGTAATTTCCAGTAATAATAATTTCCTCTTCACGCAAGTGCTTAAGTGCATTCTTGATCGGCCTTTCAGAAGCATAGGGGAAAAGCCCATTAAATGCACGTGTACTGTTGTACGTCCAGTATGCCCCTTCATGAAAATTCTTTTCATTTGCTCGGTTTTTCTCTACCCAGTAATAAATATTATTTAAAAGAATCGCTTCCAAGATACCATATTTTTCCGCCACTTCCGAATCAAAACTATGTGTCATAACTATACCCTCCCATGGTCTGCCACTTGCGTTTTATGCTTCTTTTGATGATACCTTAACCTGGCATATTCTCGTTTTTTATCAGCATATTTTTGATAATAGTTGCTTAAATAATTGCTTATTTCCTTAGAGTGTTTTTTTACATATTTTTGACACTTTCTTGTATTCTCTTCAGTATCATAACTCGCCTTATTTTTTGCAAGAATCTCTTCTCGGTAAATCTTATAATAAGTTTTATTATATTCATGCCGGTCTACATAGGGGCGGTTGCCCCTTGTAGCAGCGGTCTGTCTTGCATTGCGATATTCCTTCCCGGCATTCCTGTGTAACTTTTCTCCCCTGTAGGACTCGTAATGCTCATAATCTCGATTATTCGTCTCTGTGTAATCTGATGCTTCCAAGGCATCGTACCGACAATCTACATAAGGGCAGTTAAAGCAGTCTGGATGAACGCATTTAGGAGGTTTTTTCTGCATAGGTAATAACTCCTAATAAATTTAATATCTGGGCACCAGCCTCTTCTGGCCGGCAGAAAAAAAACTTACATCCATATTTCATTTCCATAGTCAGACAGGCTTTTGCTAACCACTCCCCGGTTGCTGCATAAGGGAATTTGCGAACTTTCTTATATCTTGGTTTGCCATTTCTCCAAAATCCAACCATTTGGTTCGAATTAACCCAAATATCCAGTCGCGGATTGTGCCAACGGAATAAATCCTGAATACAGGTCACGCCATCCTTGTTTTCTACCAAGATGATTAATTGAATTTGGCTGTTCTGTGCCCTTTTTAAACCGCGGTGAAAGAATCCATGTCTTTTAACATAAAGAGCCTGAAAATCGCTTATAGCGCGTTCCGGAACATCATTCACGAAACATATATCATTGATTTCTTTTTCGGCAAACCGATCTGTATCATCGTCACAAATTGCATGATAGATTCCATCTGCCAAGTCAAAAGAGATTTGATATTTTTCGCATATCTCATATATGCATCTCTCTATTTCTTTCTTCGGCATCTGCTTAACCTGAATATCTCCAATCAACTCCATAATAGAAAACTTGGTGTCAATACATACGCTCTGGTCTGCCGGCAGACTGTAATCACCACAGTACAAAGCAGTTCTGTTCCAATGAATTCCCATTAAACGGAAGTAGTCATGCTTTGATTTATGTTTTTTCTCTTGCTGTCTGGTATCTTCAAGAATAATCAACTGCTATCACCTACCCTATTTTTAAATTCCTTATTAGGAGCATTTATATATTTTTCAGTTTGAATCTGGTCATTTAATAATTTCTTTAGCCGCCTAAGTGTAGGCTTATTTATCTCTTCACAGGCAAATTTATGAATCTTCTCATAAAGAACCAGGTTGTTTTTGTGATGCCTCCTCATTATCCTTTCAGTTCTCCACTGGGTTGACAATTTGCTCCTTTCTTTTGCAAGATCAGTATTTTCAAGATCATGCACCCAATCAAATGTTTTAGAGTCATATTTATCCACCAATGACTTGGAAGCTTGATATTCTGTATGGCTTCTTTCCATCAACTCAAGAAAATCTTGTATTATTTCTGATGGTTCTTTTAATCTGTTTTTTCCCATAGTTGCGCCCACCCTTTAATTAAATGGTAGACCTTCGTCTTCAACGCCATTTGGAATATTAACAAATCCGTCACTAACTGCACTGTTTGATGCAGGTCTGGAATCTGGCTGATAACCACCATTTCCTCCTGATGCATTCTTACTGTCAGCAAACTCCTGATCATCTACAATAACATCAGTTGTATAGACCTTGTTACCATCTTTGTTCGTATAACTACCGGTCTGGATATGACCAGAAATAAGAACACGCATGCCTTGACGGAAGTACTTCTCTGTAAACTCTCCAGATTTACCAAATGCCACACAATTGATAAAATCGGCTGTCTGATCATTTCCTTCTGTCTTTC